AGGTGGTGCTGGTTGGCGGTAACGCGGACAACAGGTCGAATGCAGGCCTCGCTAACGTGAATACGAATAATGCGCCTTCCGATGCGAATCGTAACATCGGTTCACGCCTATACTTTTAGAGAGGGGAAAAGATATTTAGATAACAAACAGGGATGGTGGCCTCGCCTCTTGGCGAAAAAAGTCTCCCCATATAAAGGGTGTTGGTAGGGAAACCGAAGACTCCCTATGATAAAAAGCAAATTAATGACAATAAAATGAAGAGAATAGGGAATTTATTTGATAAGATAGCGAATATGGACAACTTGATACTTGCGGACATGAAAGCCCGAAGGGGAAAGAAGGATTCATACGGCATAAGGTTGTTTGACAAGGACAAAGAAGGTAATCTAAGCCGTTTGCTAAAGTCTCTGCTGGATGGCACGTTCAAGACTTCCAAGTACCGGACTGATACCATCTATGAGCCAAAAGAAAGGATCATCTTCAAGCTCCCTTATTATCCGGACAGGATATTGCATCATGCCATAATGAACGTCATGGAACCTATATGGGTTTCCGTGTTCACGGCTGATACGACATCATGTATCAAGGGAAGAGGAATAACGGAGGCGTATAAGAGGACAAGACGGGCTTTGTCCGATCGTGAATCCGTCTATTGCCTCAAGGTTGATATCCGCAAATTCTATCCGTCAATAGACCATGAGGTGTTAAAAGGCATCGCTCGGAAGAAGATCAAGGACGATCGCTTGCTTATGTTGTTGGATGAGATCATCGATTCCGCTCCCGGCGTTCCGATCGGGAACTATCTTAGCCAATATCTTGCGAATCTTTATCTCGCCTATCTGGATCACGAGATAAAGGAGATTATAGATATAAGGCATTATATCAGATACGCGGATGACATGACTTTTTTCCATCATGATAAGTGTTTCTTGAGAAACGTATTACTTCCGTGGCTTATCGATAGATTGGCCGTGTTGAAGTTGGAGCTGAAAGGGAATTACCAGATATTTAAGATCGCTGAGAGAAGATCGGATAAAAGCGGCCGTGGTGTAGATTTCGTGGGTTTCGTATTTTACAAGGAGCATATACGGATAAGGAAGAGGACTAAGCAAAATCTATGTCGTGCGGCGGCTAGATTGAATAAAGTCCCGAATATATCCTTAACGGAATACAAGGCAGGTCTAGCCGGTTGGCTGGGCTGGATATATGATAGCGATAGCAAGCATTTAGCTAAGAAAATTTTAAAACCAGAGTTTTATGAAGCGATCATGGAGCGACACAATGCCGCCTAGAATAGAGCGGGACGGTGACGGTTCCTACCTGTACCGGTGGGACGTTAGAGAGGAGACAAGGGAGATGGGTGACGATATGGCCCCCGTGATCTCCTATAGTTACAACGAGGTCAGGGTATGGCCCACGTTGACGGCCAACAAGATATTGGAGGCCTGTATCAACGCCCTATGGGACAAGGACTTGGAGCAAAAGAAGCTGAACGACTACAACGCCGCCCAGCTAGGCATACTGGACTTGTCATACGTGGAGTCTTATAAAACGTTTCTCAACGAGAGGAAGGCGTTGAAAGACCGTGTGGATAGCGATTTCGCCGAGTGGGATAATAGCTAGTTAATATGCTTATATTCTTAAGGGCGGGTATGTGACGTGGATCATGTTCCCGCCTTATGTTTTAATATCCATTTGATTGTGTGTATATTTGTGAAAAACATGATTTATGGCAAAGAAGAATAAACAGGATGAGATTCCGTCGTGGATAAAGGATTTATATAAGGAGGATCTTGACAGGGTGGTCAAAGGTGAGCGTCCTATGTATTTCAGGGGGATGGATGACAGCCCTTTAAAGAACGTATCCCCGGAGTTTGATATCCTTAGTGGAGGAGCTGCTGTTAAGGGTATGAATGGGATAAGAGGTGCGTTGTCTCCGTTGAATAATGGCATGGGTAATTATAATTTCAGCATTAGGGGTATAAATAAGAAGATAGGCGAGCTGGTTGACGAGGCGGGATTATATCTACCTGAGAAATTAAGGCCTGTATATCGGACTGTGGTGGATGCTATGTCGAGTTCCAAGGATAAGGGGTTGGGTCATATCACGCAGCCGTTGGCCAACGCCCTGTATCCAGCGGACGAGCGGCGGAACCGGCGTCTGGAAGGGGAGCATCCCGTTGGTTATGTGGATGCCATAGACGGCATATGGCCTAGGGAGAAATATGGGCTATGGGGAGAGAAAATTGAGCGGAAAGCCGAAGGAGGTCCTACTGGTAATGATCCTATGCATGTAAGACAAGATGTATCTGATAGAGCTTCGTATTTAAAAGACATCATAGGTAACGCCATAAGAAGGAGGTTGTACGAGAATGTCACCCCTGATGTGGTAGCCTCAAATGCCAGTCTTCCTGATAAGGCTAAGGAATTTATATACGGAAGAAATGGCAAAGCTAATGTTGATGAATATAGTGAACAGCTATGGGGTAGATTCTTATCCCAACCTAATAGTCTTGACGGAAATAGCAAAGAAATAAGAATCCCCGATAATATTATTGCTGATATCGAGAGGATGTTTAATCGTGATACTAAGGATGAGATAAAGAGGTTAGATAAGAAGATTCGTGATACGGAGCAAGAAATATATGGTTCTGATACACCGGCATCAGATGAGCTTTATGGTAAATTGGAGTTCTTAAAGAAGTCAAGAGAGTGGGTAGATATTTTTGAGAAGAATCGTAATTCTGTAAGATCCGGAAAGCCTACGGTTTTTTCTGAGTACGATTTTTATCCCGAAGCTGCTGGTGATCTTACCCCGTTATCAGGGTTTGGCAATTTTACAATTTATAGGCGTCCGGATGGGAGGTTAGGTGTTTACGACGTGTATGATTTTTATAGCGATGATCAAGAGTTTCCTGTCAATATAGCTACCAAGACGCTGGATGCTATAGGTAATAAGTTTGATGAGAGAGGTTCGTTTAAGGATTATAGTCCTCTCCCAGAAAGCGGTAAAGACGCTCTTATCCGTAACGCTATTATGTCTAAGAATAAGCTGGAGAAAAAGTGGGATGGTGGGTATATTGCTTCAAGGGATAATACATCTGTTGGCAATCATGGTATTAATGAAAATGTTAATTTAAATAATCGGGTTAATCATGAATATCTGGATATAACTGATGTTATAGCTGGTTTTGTTCCGGTGGTGAGTGACATTCAAGATATAAATGATTTCAAGGAAGGTATAGTAAATAAAGACCCGCTAGCTGTTACGTTATCTGCTTTTGGATTGCTCCCTTTTGTTGGAGGATTATTTACATCCGCTAATAAAATGAGAAAAATAAGGGCTTCTTATAAAGACATGTTAAGGCTTTATGATGAGCCTGATGTTAAAGCTTATTTTAAGGAGGCTTATAGAGGGAGAAACGATAAAGAAATAAAGTCTATTCTTAAGGAGATGTCAAAAGATGAGGATAAGGTCGATGAATTTTATAAAAGGATTCTCCAGGGCAGATATCAATTTTATAGAGGAGATGCGGATATTTCTAATCATGATATTTCTCAAATAGCTCCATATTTAACAAAGCCGATTGAGAATGGGATAGGATCTGGTCGTCATAACGTTGAAGATTTAAAAGATAGTGGGTTTGGCGTTTTATATACTACGAATGACATAAATAAGGCGTCTAAGTTTGCCAGTATACGGCAAAGAGGGAAGGGATGGACCCCATCAGAAAATGATAATAATGATGGAACCAGTGATTATATATTTATTGGTGAGCCTAATAAAAGCGTAGGATCAGTGAAATATTTAGACATGGAAAGGGTTAAGGATGAAGCTAATAAACAGTTTAGGTCTACGCCTGATGGTAGGGTTGCAATGTGGGGAAAAGGAGGTCCTATTGATGTTGAGAATGAATATGGGTCTGGCAAATACGTCATTGATCCCCGTAGATCAGAGGATAGTAAGATGGCTGTATATGACGAGATATGGGATTATCTGACCGATAAGAAGGGGATACCACAAACTCAAGCTATCGGCATCCTATCGAACATCGCCGCCGAGTCCGGAGGGGACACCGAAGCCCTAGGAGCCGCCGGTGATTTTGGCATCCAACAATGGCTTGGACCGAGGAAGAAGGAGCTACAGCGCAGGTATGGGAAGAAACCGACATTGACACAGCAGTTGGATTATCTCGTGGATGAGTATCAAGGCAAGGTCCCGGGGTTAGGTTGGAACTATATCAATCAAGGCAAGTTCTTTGACAAGGACGCTCAAGGTAATGTATATAATTACTATATGTATTCTAAATCGGATTTCGATAACGCCGTCAACTACAAGGACGCTACCGTGGCATGGAATCAAGGATACGGAAGACCCCTTGGATCGACATTAAGAAACGAGAAGCGGTTTGAGTTTGCCGATATGTTCTCCAACAGATACGGTGTCCCGGAGACCGAGCCAATGAAATACGAGTTCGGGCAGCGGGATTCGGGCACGGGAGACGGAGGTCAGCAGCCCGTACCTGAGACGGTAGCCCCCGCCGATCCTTCTTTGGCTTCCAGCCCTACCATGGACAGCTGGTGGGAAAAGGAGGGTCAAGACCTGTTATATAAGATGCTAGCTCAATCCGGAGCCAATGAGAAAGCTATAGAGGACATCGCTAATAATATTAAGAATGATCCTCAATCAGAGGCGCAGATAGCGGAAGCTGAGCGTATGCGTAAGGAACATGCGAAAAGACAGTTGGTGCTTAACATGATACCGGGGTTAAGCCTTAACATAAAAGGCATGAGTAGATATAATGATTGACGTTATTTCTGTTATAGCCTTTTGTAGTTTGTAAATGTTTTGTTATATCTGGCAAAAAGTTTGTATGAAAAAATTGGATAAAGATGATTTTATAAAAAGATCGTTAAAGATACATAATGGTTTGTATGATTATTCATTAGTAGATTATGTCAATAACAGAACTCCAGTGAAAATAATATGTAAAGATCATGGTGTTTTTACCCAAAGACCATACAATCATTTGAATGGCCAAGGTTGTCCCGAATGTAGTAAATGGATAGGGGGATCTAAAAGAATGGAGTCAAAGAAAAGTGTTTTTGTTGATAGAGCTATGTCATGTCATGGAGAAAGATATGATTATAGTAAATCTAACTATTTGGGGGCTAGAATACCAATAGAGATAATATGTCCTATACATGGTTCTTTTTACCAGCTTCCATTTAATCACATTAGGGGAGTAGGATGCCCTAAATGTAAAGCGGATAAAAGCAAGAGTATAAAGTATGGGGTTGGAATAAATGATATGATTGGGATGGAGAAAACATTAGCTTATGAAATATGGAATAAAATGTTAGCTAGATGTTATTCTGAAAGAGAACAGAAAAGAAGACCTACTTATGTGGGGGTTAAGGTTTGTGATGATTGGTTGTATTTTAGCAAGTTTAAAAAATGGTTTGATGTTAATTATAAGGATGGATATGAATTGGATAAAGATATACTTAGTGGCGCATCTAAAATATATAGTCCAAATACATGCTGTTTTGTTCCACATCACTTAAATTCATTGTTAACTTATAAGAGGATTAGAATTAGGGATTGCCCTACTGGTGTTGTCCTTAGGGGTAGTAGATATAGGGCTAGTTTATCGACATTGGATAGGGGACGGGTTAATATAGGTACGTATGATACTAAAGAAGAGGCATATGACGCTTATAAGAAATCAAAGATGGATGAAATAAGGAAAAGAGCATTGGAATGTTTAAATAATGGAGAAATAGATGATATCATTTACAATGCGTTAGTAAATCATAATATCATATAAT